GTGTCTTGTGACAATATGGGCCTTGGGGTACTTTTTATATGTATTAATGTAAAATCCTTTTCCATATGCAGATTCGTTCGATTTGTAATCAAACCCAAGTTGGAAAGCTGCTTTGATTCGCGCCTTCCTTTTTATTTCATCCTTCGCCGGGGTTTTTTCCCGATTCATTGCACCCTTGACAACAGTCCCCGCAACATAAGGCAATTGGTCTTCAAGGGACAGGGCTAATTCATCAACCAGACTGTCACAAGCCTTGTTGAATTCTGCAAAGTTCGCGTTTAGCCTGAATTCATTTTTCGACATAGCTTTAGATGCAAATTGCAGTGTAAACAAGAAGCGGGGCTGACATGTCCGGGGGGAGTCTTCTAACAGCGTAGTCTTGCCCTTGATAGGTAAGTAAATCATTCTCCCCCGGTGGTGTGATGTCGTTTGATCCAAGCAAATAGCGGGGAATCTTGAAGATTTTTTGCCCTTCAAAGTCATGACCGCCAAAATTGAAAACAACATCCAGCCCCGCGTTTGCAACAAAGGCTTTCAACGGGGTCCCTTCAATTTCGATGTCCTTCATTAGATTCGTTTGTATTTCGATGTTCTGAAGGTCCTTTTCGAAAATGTTGTTGAAGTTAATCATAGGACCCGTGAAGCGGTCAATTGAACACAAAAAAACCCGGGAACAAGTCCCGGGTCCTGAACAGGGGAAAACAAGGAAACCCCAAATTTTATTTTTCGGCCTTTGGCTTTTTACCCTGAAATTTCTTTTTTTCTTCTTCGGCCTTTGCTTTTGCTTCTTCTTCAGCCTTTTCCTTGTCTTCCCGGGCCTTGCGTTGTGCAGGGCTTTCAATTGCATCCCAATTGATTTTTGAACGCTTCCGGGTTTTGAATTCCTTCATGACTCCTTGGGGCCCATAGACTTTGCATTCAATAAGGGTTTCAGCTGGTTCTTTTTTTGTTTTTTCAAGTGAGACTAGAAGTTCAGAAATGTTCTCTGAATAAGAGGTTGTCACTTTTCCCCCTTTGTATTTTCGGATAATTACACCGTCCATTTTTTATTTCTCCAATGAAAAAGGGAAGGGGGTAAACCCTTCCCCTTTAATGTTAAAACTTGGGTTTCAATTAGCCCGCGTAAGTGATCAACTTTGCTGCGTCTGAATCACCAGCAGCAGCACCAAGAAGACATTCAAGGACGGTAATAACTGACCCGTTTGTCGGGTGAGTCCAACGACGAAAGCCAATTGTCAGCCCCGTTTTTTCATCGGTCAGTTTTTGCGCTTCAATGATTCCTGACGGGTCTTCCGGCATGTAGTAGCGCATTGCCACAAGCAAAGCGTTTCGAGTTACAAGCAAGCCCTTCAAGTTGTCAGAACCAGCGGGAATTCCATTATATTTGTAGATGTTTTCAAAGGTATCTACGCCCGGAATTCGCCCCGTTCGGATGACTTCATCAGAACCGAGATTTGCAGCACTGTTGATTCGTGCATCCTTCCTCAATTCTCCGTGATAGTCTGAGTTGAGGATTGCATTTCGACCCATAGAAGGCCATTCAGCGAGGTCAAGGGCCTTGCCCATGTCCACAAGGTCGTCCATGTCTAACCCTGTTGGGCCAGCGGTATGAATCGCAGGGCCAAATGTTGCAATAGTGAACATTCCGAAAAGCTGGTTCATAACAAGCTTGCCTAGTGCATAGCCCCTTTCCTTGCCCCAAGCAATCGCCTTTACTTCAGGCATTTCGAGAAAATCCCGGTCGAGAAGATTCCAACCAACGGTAGGGTTGAGATTCATATCAACGGAAATCTTGCTTGAGTTCAGGTTTTGAGTTGCGTAATCGTCACCACGCGCCCGCATTACACCGGGGTCCATGGTTCCGAGTTTTGTAACTTTTACAGTGTCCCCAACGTCACCTTCAGCTGGTGAAACATCAGTTGAGAAAGCATCAAGGGGAAGCAACGCTTCTTTAAAGCCCTCAATTGCATAGTCTTTAGCCAGTATTAGGCTGTCTGATTCAATAGCCATTTTTCTATTCTCCGATTTTTATTGATGGTCAGGGGGCTTTATTCCCCGCGAATTTCTTTACGAATTGCCAAGCGATTCTTAGCAAAGAAAGCATCCCGTTCTTTTGGGTCCTTGATTGCGTTCATCTGCTTGACAAGGCTTTGCCCGCTTCCTTCGCTTGCAGGCTCAAAGGGTTCATTGTCTACTCCATTTGAAGCAGCGATTTCAGCAGCTTTTTTTGCTGCTTCTGAATCAACTTCTTTACGGTCAGCTTCAAGGGCTTCGACCTTTTCAGAAGAGGTTTTCAAGTCTTCCTTCAGCTTCCCGTTTTCAGCTTCAAGGGATTCAACTTTTCCAGTTGCTTCAGCAAGTTCAGTGTTCTTCTGTTCAAGCTCGCTAGAAGCGGTTTCAAACAGGGTTTTTGATTCTGACAGTTCATTTGTCAGGGATTCGATTTTAGAAGCGTTTTTGCGCTTCTCCGCTTCCAGTGAAGCGATTTGATTTTTTGCTTCTTCAATATCCATGATTCGATTTTTAGGTTTAAAATTTTCCGATGACAAACACCCCGGGCCCGTCAACTGGTTCGCCCTAGCAAAGTATCATATGCATCTTGAATGCCCCCCACATAGTCAATCAGGCCCAAATTCATTGCATCTGTTCCAGCATACCAACCAGCCCGGAAGACTTCCTTTTCATTTGAAATTGTCCGATGCTTCAAAACCCAATCTTGAAACATTTTCCCGTCAGAATTTACAGACTGTTGAAGGAATTCCCGGTGTGCTTCTGAAAGCTTCGGTTTGTAAAAAGTGTCTTTCAGGTCAGCCCCTTCATTCGTGATTTGATCGGCAAAAACCCCGATTTGTGACCAGTATTCAAACAGGTCCCAAAAATCAATGATTGTGCCGATATTTCCATACATTCCCGTCTTGGTTCCCCAGCATTTTGTTGAAGCACAAGTGAGCATGTAACCAGCAGAAAAGAAGCCCTTTTCAGAGAACGAAAAAACGGGAATTTCCCGGGCTGTTCTTGAAATCACTTCAGCAGTTTCAAGTGATCCCGAAACAGAACCGCCCGGGCTCCATCCGTACAGTAAAATCCCTTTTGCCCCGGCCCGTTTTGCGGTTTCAAAGTCTTCCCGAATCTGAAGGTAGTCAGTCAGCCCAAAAGCCCTTTCAACGGCGTCAAGATCCAACCCAACAGGCCCAAAAAGGTGAATGTGAGCAATCCCTACTTCATCAATCCGTAAGGGCTTTCTCTGGTTCGGGTAAAGAATTTCTAAGTATTCAACAAGGGGATTGTATTCATCATCCTTTGAAGCGTTACTGAATTTGACCGCCCCGGAAGAAACAAGCTTTGTGACTTCCTTAACTTGATTTGCTAGGGCCCTTGCATCACTACCCCTGCAAAAAGAAGGGTTTTCGAAAAACTGCTTACAAATGTTTGGTGCAATCATCATTGTTCGTCTTGGTTCTGAAGTGCTGAATCGAGTTCTGTTGAAAGGCTGGTTCCTGTTGGTTTCAGAAGCATCCATTCGGGAATGATCATGTTTTCCCAATCTTCATGACCTTGAAGCCTCAGAACGTTGCGGGCCCATTTCGCCCGTTTTTCCATTTCTTCAGCACCGTTCAAACCGCGTTCTTCGTAATCTTCGTCGTATCCCTTGAGCCCGCTTTCTACGTTCAGTCGGTTTTGTGCTTCATCCCTTCCGAAGTCTGTTGAAAGCTTCTTAGGCGTTGAGAACTGGACAAGATGCCAACCGGGGACAGGTGGAAGAAGCCCCCGGTCAATTGCATCACCGATTACGAAAAACCAAACCTTGTTTAAGAATCGGTTGATAATAATTCGAGAATGCCAAGAAAAAACCCGGTTTGCTTTTCCAACGACTAAACGAATTGCACCGCCTTTTGCAGCGTTGGGATTCACCGCGAATTCATAAGGCAAAATACCCGCCAAAGCATCACGCTGAAGGTGTTCAAGTAAACCGATGAACGTAGGGGACGGCCTTGCAGATTCGTGTTCTTTTAAGTCTTGGGTTTCATCAAGCTCAATCACCCGGGCATTTGTAGCTTTTGCGATGTCCTTTGCTGTTGTTTCGCCGTTTTCCCCGGTTGGTTTTACTTTCCCATCAAAATTGAAAGCATCATCTTCAAGCTGTCCTTTTTCTTTCGTGAAAAGCTTCAATGAAACCTTCTGATTGTCCTTCACAACATTGATTTCAGACCCAATGACTTCCTGCTCATCAAGGATTGTGTCGATGGAATGTTGAATGAATGGAGAATAACGAACTGAAGACGGTCGATAGGGATTAAAGATGTGATCAACAGCACTCGCTTTTAGCCATTGCGTTGAACCGTCAGCTTTCAAACCTGCATATTTTAACGGCTTCCTTCCGGGGCCTAGTTTCACCCCATCAATGACATTCTCTTTTTGACTGGTAAAAGTGCTAATATCGTGGGATTCAATCAGCTGAATTACAGGCCGATCCCCAACGCGGGTTTTTCTTGAAAAGATTTCTCCATCAATGGGGATAGTTCCCGCAATCTGCATACAGAGTTCTGTCAGATTGAACCGCCCGCAAATGGACGCATTCCGGGCCCAATTTTCGAAATAGGCTTTTGAATCTCGGTTGAAATCGGCGTCAGCTGTTTGGATGTCAGGGCGAAAACCTTTTTCCGGTACTGAATAAGTCCGAAAATCAGAAACGATTTGGGCAACAAGCCCGCTATTTCTTTCAAGGCCACGGGAATTCTCAATCTGTTCTTGTCGAATCCTTGGCGTCAGGTCCTTATCAACTGGTTTCGGGTTTCCAACATAAGTTTTTCTTTTTGTTGTCCCGGCCCTTCCATTCGTAAAATTGGAAGACGAACGATTGAAAACGATGTTGGTGTTCGTGAAAGGAATTTTCATATTCATCTGGACAGGTTCCCCCCATGGTTGAAAGCCGTGAAACGGCTTCTTGGTGCATGTTTCGCATGTTTCACGGGGTCTAGTTTCCAGAGTGCAAAACCTGACTCTTCAAGGGCTTCATGGACCGAAACTAGCTGTCTTTTGTTTACGGAAACACCGTCTGAAGCATATGACATCAACGTTTCACCGTCCTTGTATTTTTGGACGGCATTACTCCAAATTTCCAACAGGTCAACTTCATCAAAAGCTAGTAAGATTCCCTTCGCCATAAACCGCCCCGAATCCGTCAATCGCGATTGACTACGCCTTTAGGGGGCATGGCACAAAAAACAAAGAAGGGCTTTGCAAGTTCCATCATTCAACTTGCCGAAGAATTGGGGAATTCTCCAACATCAATTAAGCGGTGGTCAAAATTGCCCGGGGCCCCAAAGAAATTAAAAGACGGGTATAAAATCGAAGCTTGGAAGAAGTTCAAAGCAGAAAACAAGCTTTCAGAAGTCCCCCACAAAAAGGCAATTGCCCCGAATGCAAAGGAACGGGAAGCAAACGCCCGGGCTGAATTTTGGGAAATGCGAGTTAAAGAAAAACGGGGGGAAACCTTCGACCGGGATTTTGTTGAAAATCACTACAACGAAATGGTTGCAAAAGGGCTTTCTTTTCTTCGCTCAAAATTTATTCAGGACCTTCCCCCGGTTCAGTCCGGTTTTGATTCAAATCAAATCGCAACGATGAACGAAGAAGCCCTTGTTGAATTTCAAAAAATGATGTCATGGAAGTAAACAAAGGGCAAAAAGCTTACCTTGACAGCCTAGTAAGGAACGCATTCAAACCGCAACCACGGCTAGAGATTCATGAATGGCTTAGAAAGAACGTATTAGACATTCCATACAGTCCGATTGAAGGTGGATATAAGCCCGAACTTTCCCCCATGCATATTGACATTTTACGGGCCTATCAGGATCGTTCAATCCGGCTGTTGTCAATCATCAAACCGATTCAGTGCGCTGGAACTTTAGCTATGGAAATGGCTTTAAATTGGTCAGTGGTCAACCGCCCAGGGCCATCGATGTTTTTTGAAAAAGATGATGATGAAGCAAAAGACCAAATGAAAAACAGGCTTTTGAAGCTTTTTGAAAATACCCTTCTTGTACAGGACCAAATACCGCCCAAGCACCTTAGAAAGCTTTCAGAACTTCCCTTTAAGAATGGAATGATTCTTTGGACTCTTGGTGCAGTTGAAACCAACCTGAACAGAAGGACCATTCTCAACGCCTATATAGATGAAGCTTGGGAATATAAAAAATACGGAATTATTGAATCAATAATTGGCCGTTGTTCATTTTTTGAGAATTCTTCAAAAGTCATGCTTGCGAGTCAGGCCGGGGAAGATGGACAGGAACTTCATGACATTCACAACAACACTGATTGCCGTGAACAATTTTTAAAATGTCCGTCTTGTGGTCATTCATTCCAATGGACGTTTGACACCTTGGGGACCTATCACGAAGACCAAACTGACAACAACGGCAACCCCCGCTTGTCGTTCGATTGCATCAAAAGAAAAGATGGAAGCTATGACCTTAACAGGGTAAAAAAAGCAGCTGTTTGTATGTGTCCGTTGTGCTTCAAGGTTTGGAAGGATTCCCAACAATCAAGAAACTTCCTGAATCGTCACACTGCATTGATTCCAACCAATCAAAACGGCGAAATGGGTCATACTGGAATTCATTACGAATCCAACGGGTTCCGTCCTTGGTCTTCTTTGATCATTCAATACCTGAAGGCCCGGGAACAGATGAAAGCCGGGAATGATGAACCAATGAAGATTTTTCGCCAGAAAAGAAGGGCCCTTCCATGGAAAGAAGAAACTGAAGACTTCACTGTTGATTTGACCCCGGGAAACTACCTATTGGGCAATGATTGGGAAAAAGAAGCCGTAATCATTCCCGGGGTTGGATTCCGTTCCCGTGAATCTGAAGACTTCAAGAAACTCAAAAAGTCTGATTTTTGGATTCCGCTTAGAATCATGGCTGTTGATGTTCAACTTGATCACTTCTTCGTTGTTGTCGCTTCAATTTCCCTGACTGGTTCAATTCGAATCAGGACCCGGAAAGGTGGAAGGAATCAAGACGGGGTTCATACTTGGGAAGAAGTGGAAGACATCGCCCGAGAAAACAAAGTTGATCCACAACTTGTTTTTATTGATGCGGGAAATGACCGTTACAATATTTACAAAAAATGTTTTGAAATGGGCTGGACGGCCCTTGTCGGAGACAAAAAAGATGAATGGATTCATAAGACGAAAAACGGACCTTTAAAG